CTTCCTTCTTCAAGTCACCAGTTACATAACCCTTAGCACGGGCGTCATCAAGCGTGATGTCGGCATGCATGGTCTTAATGCGGCTGAATGGGCTCTTACGTGTGTCACCAAGCAACTTAGTTACCCATTCCGTACGGCGCTTAAGCCATTCTGGAACAGCATCAAGTGCCGTAGCTTCTGGGAACAGTTGGTCTACGTTAGTGATACCGTGTGACAATGCATATGACTCGACAGCGTCCTTAAGCGATCCGACCTTTGAGGCATCAGCAACGATACCCTGCAAGTCGGCGTGAGAAATAGCGGCCTGTGCTTTATTATTGTTGTTTTCGAAAATGTTATGTGACATTTCTTCACCTTTCTGGTTTGCGTGATTAATTTCTTCTTGTGCTTCTTCAAATAATGTGTTGAATAGCTCTTGTTGTTGTTCATTTAATGATTCAAAGACTTCGCTCGCTGTTGCGTCTTCGTCTAATCCACTCTGTGCTAGCGATGCTGAGTTGTCTTCAACTGCTTGACCAATAAGGAAGTATACTACTTGCTTTTGTTCATCAGTCAAAGTGTCAAATACTTCTTGCACCGTCATATCTGGTTTCATTGCCATTGGAGTTTCCTTTACTTTGTCTACATGTTCAATTACATTAATTGGTTCAATTACATTAATTGGTTCGTTTACAATTTCTTTCTCTTCAACTGAATGGAGAAGTTCAATTCCAGTATAAATAATAGCTTCATCTTCAAGCTGCGTTTCGAAGCCATCAGAGTGACGAATAGTTACACTTTCGATAATTGCCCCAGGATTTGCGCCTGAAAGTACTAGACTTACTTCACGAATTGCTCCGTGTAGTACGCGACCAGCTTTTTCAATTAACTCGTTAGCCCAGATTGAAAGCATATTAATATCACCATGTTCAAGTAAACTTTTTGCATGGTTAGCTTTTACTGAGTCATTAAAATATCCATAGGCATAAACACCATCTTCTCGATTTTCAAGAATTGCATGCCCTAGAACATTTTCTGGATCGTTATGACCGTGCTGCCATACCAATGGAACTTTCATTTGATCCTGATGCTTAAAAGCGCCAGGCATAATTGTTCGTCCATCGCTACAACGCAAGCCAGCTTTAGTGGCGTATCCACTAAAATCATATTTTGCCATTGTTTTATCCTTTTCTAATAAATACTATTTTACTTTTTATTAAATATTTGTGGGAGTTTTAAAGAACTTAGTGGTTTTGGTTCTTCTATTAGGTCAATTATTTCCACTACCATTCCAATCGGTATGTGTAAAACCGAATCAACACACTCTAATTCGCTTAGCGACTGTGCGATTGACACGTGTTTTTTTTTACCATGTTTTTTTGAGTCAATTAAATACCCAATAGATTTAACGACATAGTTGCCCGTGTCCTCCATATCACTTAAATACTCCCACGAACCAGAACCAGCATGAGCATCATTCCAAATAACAAGAACAGGTTTCATATATCTCCTAAACTGTTAAATGCCCGTATTGTACGGATCTTGAGCGACGGTGTTATATGTGTCTTGCATTGTCGTGTCAACTGGTTGCGGCATGTTACTATTGGTTAGTTTATCGGCTTTCGGATCCGTAGCGGGTGGTATTCCCATGTAGCCGCGGATTTCATTTGCCGTTAAAATTTCGTTTCTAGTAAATGTATCCGCAATCTGTGCAATATCAGTAAGTGAGACCAGTTTAAATGGATCTCTAAAGTATTTAAACTTTTCATTAGCTGATCCAACAGAAGCTCCAAATACTCTTTCCATCGATTCAATAATAGATTCAAGAATAGGTTCGATTGTTCTGTTGAAATAGTTTAGCATTGCTTTTTCGTCAGCAGTGCCATTCATAATGGCTTCTGTAATACCAAGTTGACCATATAACATTTGAGTTAGGTATTCGACTTGCTTCAAAAGGTTATTTTCAGCAGGTCTATTCAACTGTGTTATTTTTTCAGTACCATCTGTGTAGGCAATACCATATTTACTACCTTTAAGTTGGAACTCAATATCTTCACGACGCTGCTCGGCTTGTTGTTTACGAGCTTCTGTCTTTATTGTGTATGGTAGTTGAATTATTAAGTCTAATTTACCAGAACTAGACTGTTCATCTACTGTATCCAATAAGGTTAACTTTCTCAATAACCTTTGCAACGTTGAGTTCGGCTCATTCATCACAGCATATAAAGGATTTTCAATAATACTAACATATCGCTTAGGTAGTGTTATTTCTTCTCTAAGACCTTTAGATTCGTTATACACACTAACTCTGACATGTTTAGGGTACCACTGCGTTACTTCCCCAACTCTTAACGTGTAAATATCATAATTCTTATTGGTTTCAGGATTTACTGCAGTATCAACAGGAACTATTGCCGCAACACCTTTGTCAAATAACGTCATAACAAGATCTTGTCTAAAAGCTCTAGGTGATTGATCTATATTTGGTTCTAGTGTCAAACAGTCGTTTAATGAACTTTTAGAATCTTTTGAAAACCGACCAAATTCATCGACAACAACATGTTTAATTTTTATGTTAGCAACATCAATTGCAATTCTTGTATATATGGCAGTGATGATTGATCTGTCGTTATAAAATAAATGCCTAGTTCTATCTGGACGATAAGTGCTAGTTGGACCTAAGTTATAATCGAAACTTTGTTCTTCATAACTTTGAAACGCGTTCCATGCTTTTTTAAATTTATCTAAAATTGCCAAATATCATCACCTCCTAATTTTTAGTTTTTAAATTTTATTACACTGCGCCTATTGCAATACCAATGGCACCTAAAGTTATTGCGCCCTTAAGACTATTACGGGCAATTTTTTCGCCTCGCGTTAGTTTTTTTGACAGTTTATAGTTTTCACTTTTAAGAAGTTCTGACATTTTTGTGTCTGCTTTATCATCAAAAACTTTTGCTTTTTTATTAGTCTTTGCTGCTAGCGCTTTATCACCAAGAATATCAATTTCTTTTAGTTTTACTTTTGTATTGTAACGAGCTTCTTTAATTTTTTGTGTTTCGGTTTTAAGTTTAACTTTTTTTGCGCCTAATCCTTTTTGAGATCCTTTACTAACACCCCAGCGCATTCCTTTTTTTCCAAAATGTTCAAGATACGTGTCTACATCATCAAAATTGTTCATTTTATTTCTCCTATTCAAATGCTTCTTTATGTGCTTTATATGCAACGTATGCGTCTAATAAAGCTGCAACGTTATCGATTTTTTCTTCACTTCTTTTTTTCAAAAGTTTTCTATTACCATTTGTATCTTCTAACGTTACAGCATTACCCATAGCAAAAGACATCAACTCTTGATCGAATATTAGCTTACGCTCCTCAGATAGAATTTTTAATTCTCCTAGTGGAACTGATTCTGTTTTAGCGCCTTGGATAACCTTTTGAATTCCATAGGGTCCATTTTCAGACTCCCATCTAGTTATAAATTCTTTTGCGTTATATGGGTCAAACCCTATACATCTAACGTCATAGTTATTAGCCATAATTAATTGATCTAAGTCATCATAGACTTCCATCATATCCAAAACAGTTCCTTCTAAAACGTGAAGACTTCCTTCACTTATGAATTGTTCATATTTGTGGCGCATTGCCCCTGGAAGTTTCATAAGAGTTAAAGACGTAATATAACTAACAGTTTTAATCCCAAAAGAATAATTTGAAAATGGGAATAAGAATGTGAATGCACAGAAGTCATCACCTTGTGAAAGGTCGACACCTAGTGAGCAAGGCATTTGCCAAAAGTCTCGTTGTTGGTGAGTTAGTGTTTCTTCATATGTAAAGAAATATGTATAGCCCTCCATAGGAATACCAAACCTTTTAGCTAGTATGTCATTTCTAGATGCTGGAGCCTTTTCAGCTCTTTCGACATCTAAATGATATACATCATAGGTTACAGTTCTTCCCAAATTTGGATTGGCTTTAATCCACATGGCTGGATCACTAACTTCTTCGATAGAGTCTAGTTTGTAGTACCAAATAGAAACGTGTGGTGCTAAGTACTCACCTTTTAAAATATTAGACAATTCCATTTTAATTGTATCACCAGAACCATTTCTAACCGTTCCTTCAGAACTAATTGCTAGAATTAAGTAGTCATCTAACTTAGATGCTCCTTGTTCAATGGCGCCAACAACGTCTTCTCTAATGTCTCCTGATAACCATTCGTCAACAGTTGCTACTTTAGGTCTTAACCCTTGTAGTTTATTAATTGACATTGGTCGAATCTCAAGTATAGATCCTGTAAGAAAGTTTTCAATACCTTTTTTAGTGGATGCTAGTTTTACTCGGTTAGCTCTAGAGCCTGTTGTGTTCTGAATTGATCCTTCTGTAAGAAACTTAAAGAGAGGACCTCTAGACCTTGTAATCGCTGTTCGTAATGGTGACATTACTTCTTCAGCTTGTTTCATTGTTGGGGATGTTGTAATTTGATGAGTAGTAGAAGTGTCGACATTTAAAAAGTATGATTGTATACATGAAGCATACATTGACTTAGCCGCACCTCTAGCTACTATCAAATATTGTTTTGTTGTTAAACGTTTTTTAACAGTTTTTAAAACAAAACCACCTTTACCACTATTTGCTTTTGGGTCGTAAATATTTCTATCAACGAAATAGTACCATCCAAAAATTTGTTCAGCCCATACTTTAAATGTATCTAATAGGTGAAGATCAGTACCATCAGTTAATGTTAACTCTTTTTCGCAATAATCAATAAAGCCATTTACAGCTTCATCATCATAATACATATCTGGATTTTCTATTAAAGAGTCAATTCTATTCATCTCCATTGAGATTTCTTTATTGACTAACGTTTTTCCAGAAATAACTGAATCTCTAAATTCTCCATAATAAATAGGAGTTTTTGTATTTGATAGTGACAAAGTTAACTCCTATTTCTATTTAAAATCTATGCTTTAGCTTTATCCATTGCGGCTTTAATTGCAAGACCAGTAGCAGCGGTAGCAACGGCACTAACCGCAACGGTTCCGGCTTGTCCTAGTAATCTACTAGCTGCTTTTTTACCTGTAGTGGACGGTCTGGTAGCCTTATTCAATTCTATGTATTTTTTCTCAGTTTCTAAACGCTTAACTCTGCGTTGAAGTTCAGCGTCAGATAACTTTGTTGGGGGTTTTTTATAAGTTGTTCTTTTTGCAGCTTTTTTAGATGCTTTACCGGAACTATGAGTACCAGCACTACGAACTCCCCATCGCATACCTCTTTTACCGTAGTGCTCTAAGTGGTTTTCTAGGCTCATAGATTGGCTGACTGAATTAGACCTTTTTTCAATTTCTTCATTGATTAAATTTTTCATATATTGTTCACCTCGACTTCCTACTGCTAGCCATTTGACTTGCGCGATAACTCCTGCAATTCTAAAATCATTGTAATGTCTTGCGTTCCATGCTTCTCTTAACTTTAGAGCATCAATTTCAATCTGCGAATTTGGAACACCATTTCGTTTTGTTATTGGATATAGTTTTCGGTATTGATCATTACCTCTAATGTTTCCACCAAGCTTCCAAATATCAGGATGCTCCGTACGGATCATTTCAGCAAAATCAGGATCAAACCGTTTCCACTTACTTGTCCTAAAGGATATAGTTTCTTCATTAGCCATAACTAATCACAACAAACTTGTTTCGTAGTCTTTTAGGGTTTTAAGACGCCATTCAAACTCTTTAGCTTGTTCTTGATATGCTGACAATAAGAACGAAGTTGTTGGCGGGTCAAACAGAACTCGAACCTTAACATAAATATAGCTCTTAACCATACCAAGCATTGGTAGTGACAAGTTTAATTCGCTCCAAGTGTCGGTATCGTCGACTACAGAAAATCCAGCATTAGGTAATACACCGATTTGTGTTAGTGTTCCTAACGCGGAATTGATACATATCAAAATATCTAGATCGAATGGTGTGTAAGCGGCATCTAATCCCAGGCTTTTTTTTGTACTCTTTAAAATACTTGTTTCCATAGCTCGCCTCTACTTTGTCACTAAACCAGGATAGATTGCAGCTAATCTGCATAGTCCACCTGGTTCGATTTTAACTTTAACAATGTGACATTCCTTAGTTTCACTTTCGTAAAAATAACAATTTACACACGCTACACCACGCTTCAAATTATCGTTTTGGTTAGCTTTAACATACCCAACCCAGATTCCATTTTCATCATAATCTGATAATTTACCATACTTTGAGACTATGCTACTCATAGCATCAGCATACTGTTGCTCAGCGGGGGAAAGCTTTAAACTCTTAGCAGAGGCTTTTAGATTTTCAATTCCTGACATTACCATAGTTTTGTATCCTTTGCTGATCGTGGGGTAAACTTAATATGTAATAAGCTAGCATCACCATAATGTATTGCATTGTGTGTCCTATCGGTTACACAAATCAAATACTCTGGGTCAAATATCCAACTTTCTCCGTGAACAATGTCATCGGAAGTCATTGGATTCATGTGATGAACAACTAAGCCATGATTAATCTCATAGCCGTACATTCCTAAGTCACATGAATTATCTCTAATTATAACAGTGCGTCGAGCTCTCTTCCATTCGGCTGACTGATAGAAATTTTGATTCAAATATCTATCAAATCCAAATGTGGATCGCCCAACTTCACCGTTTAATTTTAAATATTCAAATCTTTCCTCGAATGTTTCTAAGTCTAATAGTTCTGAAAACTTTCTAATCTTCATAATCAAACTCATCATCATCGGTAGTTGAATATTTGCCCGAGTAATTGCGCATTGCATTAAGTGCTGCTTCGTAAAGCTCTTCAATGCGTTTCGATGAGGCCATTGCTTCTACTTTGGCCCTCAAAACTTCATTTTCATTAGCTAAACGTTCTTGCTCTAGTCTTTCTCGCGTGGATCCAAGCTTCAAATAATGTGTAATTACTTGAGCAGCGGCGGTTCCATCTTGAATTTGCTTTTCAGCTAAGTCAATCGCAGAGGAAATTAACTGGTTTTCTCTAGCTTCTGGTGACGTCGCTGGACGCCTTTTTCTTTTACTAGTTGCCATTTAATTTCCTTTCTAAACTAGATAATTATTGAGTATTTTCTTGAGGTTCTTGTGCGGTTGACGCGATATAAGCTTCTAACATAGCAACTTTTTGAGCGTATTCCGAAACCTGTCGTAGT